AATCAGAGGGACGAAAAGGGAGCAACATCATTGAAAAATCAATACGATTTAAACCGGGAACTTGGGATAACTGGCCGACAACTGAACCCACAATTCGTGGCAGAGATGATGGGATTTTCTCCCGACTGGACGGAATTACCTTTTCTAGGTGGAGAAACGAAAGTATAAAAGGATTCGGAAACGCAATAGTACCACAAATTGCCTTTCAGTTATTTAAAGCAATAGAGAGTATTCACGAAAAAGAAAGTAATGAAGATGACAACAATAGCATTAATCATAACCCTTTTTACAGCGACTTTACAGGCTCCTAATGACGGATCTATGGTAATAGTCAAGACGGAAGCTATAAGTCCATATGAGACAATTATAAATGCTGTAGTGACAATTGAAAGTGGAGGAAATACATTTGCTTACAACGAAAAGGAAGGAGCAACTGGAGCGTTTCAAATCCGCCAGATTAGGCTAGACGAGTATAATAAACTATCAGGCGAAAATCTGAAACTTACAGATTGTTATGATTATGAAGTATCAAAACGGATATTCTTATTTTATAGCTGTCAATTTAGACCGGACGATTATAGATCTATTGCAATAGATTGGAATAAGAGTAAAACTGATAAATACTGGAATAAAGTAAAATTAAAACTCTAAGACATGGAAAATTATAAATTAAGAGCAGAAATTCAGGCTGCAATAATAGCAAAAACAAAATATCTATTTGTAAAATTAGATGATCCTACATTTGAAAGGATTGAGGAACTTACAGAAGAACTCCAAGCTCTTGAATGGCAGGAAGAGGGGGGAATGAGTGCAGAGGAAATACTTGATAAAATACATAACATTGAAAGAATGAGTGCTTGCATGGAAGATTCTTATGTTTTAAGAAGAACTGCTATCAGAGCTATGGAAGAATATGCCCAGCAGTCCTCAAAGGCTGTAACGGATACGATGATACGAAGCAAAGCACTTGAAATTGTAGGATTTGATAAGAACAGTCCAAAAACATTCACGCAAGAAATGGCCGTAAATTTCATTCTGATATTTGCAAAGTGGTATCGGGAACAAATTAAACAGGAAAGAAATTAAACAGGAAAGAAATTCAACGAGAGAGATCTCCGAGACAGTTGTTTTTATTTTCGGTTCTTTTTCTTAGAGAAAAAACGAAAAACTGAACCGTTTTAACTAATTTAAAACTCTAAGACATGAAAGACAAAATTATTAAAATACTTGAAAAGTATGATATTGACGAGTATCACTGGAAGTTAGAAATTGCGGATGAAATTGATATTTTACAAAAAAATGCCCTGCAGGGTAGAAAAAAATTAATAAAAGATTGGTGTAAATATCTTTATAAAAATGAAGAATTTGTTGTAGATGATAAAATTATTAACAGATATCTTAAACAACTAAAGACATGAAAGAAAAACTAATTGAAGAACGGAACACCCGATTAGCATTTAAGAACTTGCAAATGAGACTTGAATTTGAAGTGCTTATAGACTCGACGACAAGTATTGCTGCTAAAAAGATACTTGCTAAATATGAACGTAAAAGAGCAATACGGAATGATTCTTTTTTAGAATTGCAAAATTAAATAACAAATAAGATGAAAAGAGTTAATGCAAAAGATATTTTTATTGCTGATATAAATATTCCATATTGCTGTGAATGTCCATATTGTAAGGAGATTATAAATGGCGATACGGAAGACAAAGGGCTTTCTATTCCTATTACACCTTTTCAAGTAGAATGTCCATTTTGTGAAGAAGTATTTATTGTAGATTTAAAAATTAATCTAATTAAATAACAAGTAAGATGAAAGACGAGATAATTGCAAAACTGAAAGAAAAAGAAAAGATTCTGAATAAAATAATAAAACATTGGCAAAAATTTGTTCATGGAGATATCAGGGTAGATATGTGGGAAATTGGATTAAAACAACTTGAATCAATACTTGAAAGACTTGAATCCGAACTCTCCGCACTTGAATCGCAGGAAGTGGAGGGAGAATATAAAAAAGGATTTGATGAAGGATTTGAAACAGCAAGATTAATGAGAATTAAGGAGCTTGCAGAATACTCCCAACAGTCCTCAAAGGTAACAGACGAAAAGGAATATGACATTGATTTTGATGGTCATTGCATGGCAGGATTAAGTATAAAAGACAATATCCCAACTATCATTGGAGCTATGAATGGTTATGGTAACGGAATAAGCCTTGAGAATATCAAAATCACAATTAAAAAATCTAATTAAACCAGAATAAGATGAAACAAAAAATTAATAGGCAAGAAATATATAATAAATATGATGGTCGGTGTGCCTATTGTGGTGAATCTATTGAGTTAAAAGATATGCAAGTAGATCATATAATTCCTAAACAGTTCTTTGTATGGCACATAAAAAATAAATTTAAGATACCACTATTTTTACTTCATTTAAAAGAAGAAGATGTTAACCATATAGATAATCTATTTCCTACTTGTAGAGTTTGTAATAAATGGAAATCAGCACATCATCTAGAATTATTCCGAAGCGAACTATCAGAGCAGGTTAAGAGATTAAATGATTATAGTTCTAATTACAGAATTGCCAAAAGATATGGTCTTGTAATGGAGGTTTTTACACCAATTATATTTTATTATGAAAAATTTAAATAATTAACCCATGAAATACACAAGAATAGACATTAGAAGAAAAAGAGTTCTTGATAGGATTTTAAGTTTTCTTATTCAATATCCTAAAGATAAATACGAATTAAGATCACATTTAATAGATGAACTTAAAGAAGTAATAGAGGACACAGAGAAAGGCTATCCTGAATTATTTGTGAGATACTGTATAGAATATGTTGATATTGATGATAGGGATGATTTAGGTTATAAATATTCTATTTTGAATGACAATGGAGGTGATTATAAAACATTTCCAGATATGGATAAAGTATTTGAATATTGGTTAAACGAAATTAATAACAAGTAAGATGAAAGACGAGATAATTGCAAAACTGAAAGAAAAAGAAAAGATTCTGAATAAAATAATAAAACATTGGCAAAAATTTGTTCATGGAGATATCAGGGTAGATATGTGGGAAATTGGATTAAAACAACTTGAATCAATACTTGAAAGACTTGAATCCGAACTCGCAGCTCTTGAATCGCAGGAAGTGAAGGAAATAACAGATGAGATGATTGGAAGATTTATGGAATCGGTCATTGCATTGCATCCAACTTTCCAAATTGATGATCAAAAACAAGAAGAGTGTTATTTAGCATATCATGACATCAAAAATAATCTAACTAAATAAGCCATGACAGCACTAATTAGTAAAAACGAAACATCTGTGTATATATCACCAGATTTTACACAAGGAGCTCCAACAACAGTCGTTACAACATATCATATTAAAAGCATTGACGGTATAATTTGGTTTATAGGAACCTATGTGGACTATTATGATTATTTAAACCCAAAGCCATGAAAACAGAATTAGAAAAGAAACATGAAAAATTAGACATTTTAAAAAATGATTTAATCGAAAATCTTGACCATGAACTTGAAGATAATTATAGTCAATTTCAAGCACGAAAGAATGATGGAATTATATTACATGGATATAGACATTTAAGAAGCGATATTAAGCAACTTGAATCCGAGATTGCCGCTCTCAAACAACGGGGAGAACCTGTGAGTGCAGAGAAAATGAAACATAAGATTAATAGTCTTATTATCGAATATCTTCACAATGAAGATTACAAAACTCCTAAAGCAACTTCTGATTTATTTAATTTATTCGAAGAATACGCTCAGCAATACCACATACTTGAATCGCAGGAAATGAAGGAGATGGGTAATAAAAAGATAAAAAAACATACTGGGTGTAGTGATTATTTATTACACAAAGAGTGTCCGATGTTTGAAATAGAAGGCTATAAAGCATGTGAGGATTGCGACAGTGCAATTTGATAATCTAATTAAATAACAACTAAAATGAAAAGAAACAGATTAGAAAGGGAAATTGAGTCTATTGAAAATTGTATGTATCATAATTGGATTGGTAATATAATTACAGGTAAATTTCTATGTACTTTATTGACTTCTTGTGATTGCAATAAAGCTAAAAATGTAAAATGTAAAGGGGCTTGTCAGTTTTATAAGAAAATTTATGATTATAGTAAAATAATATTACCCCGCTGGGAGGGTTATTAGATGTGTGACCAAAAAAATGTAATAAGATGAAAAGAGAAAAACAAAGTTATCCTGAAAAGTTTATATTGTGGCTTTTAGTAGACAACATATTTGATCAAACACAAAGGAGTAGTACAGAGATTGCTTTTTGGGACGATGATAAAGAAATATATTTGACTCTTAACGAAGTTTATGAATACTGGGGAAAAAATATAAAGAAATAAGCTATGGAAGAATTACACAACCTGGGAATATCCGGAATAATAACAATTTGCATTGTCTTGATCCTTGTATTAGGCATCCCGAGATTGATGGAATGGTTAAATAGCAAATTCAGGTAAATAAATTTGCTTTGTAATTAAAAATAATTTAATTTTACGCTTTTCATAGGTTTAGTTAGGGAGGCGGGTCCAGTCTCTGATGCTGGCCCGCTTTTTAAATTAAGAAAATGGCAGCACCAATAAATAATCAGTTTTGGAAACTTCGGTCTAAACATGGGAGAGATAAAATATTTACCACTCCTAATATGATGCTTGAGGCGGCTTATGAGTATTTTAAATGGTGTGAGAAGAATCCATTAATGGAAGTAGATTTTAGAGGATCACAATTAAAAAAGATTGAATTGCCAAAAATGAGAGCTTACACAATACAGGGGCTTACTTGTTTTTTAGATGTTAACACATTGTATTTCAATGATTTTGAAGATGGGTTAAAAGGGAAAAAAGATGAAATAAGTAAAGATTTTTCCAAGGTCATAACGCACGTGAAGGAAATTATCTATAATCAAAAGTTCGTCGGGGCTGCTGCTGGATTCCTTAATCCGAATATAATAGCAAGAGATTTGGGGCTTTCAGATAAATCAGATGTGAAACATTCAGGCGAAATAATTACAGGAATAAATTATATTGTCCCGCAAAATGGAGATAACAATTTGCCCGACAAATAAGCAGCACCAAGCGTGGGAGGCTTTAAAAGAATATGATATAGTATTCTTTGGTGGTGGGGCCGGAGGTGGAAAATCATGGTGGCTTTGTGAAACAAGACTCCTCAATTGTTATTTATATCCCGGGTATAAATCATTTTTTGCCAGAGAAGAATTAAAAAGGCTCATGTCATCAACTTATTTGACATGGTGCAAGGTTTGTCATTGGCATCAGATACCCAGGAACGACTGGTCATTGAATGGTCAGTATAATTACATTGAGTTTAAAAATGGTTCACGAATTGATTTATTAGATGTTAAGTTTTTACCATCAGATCCATTATATGAAAGATTTGGTTCTACTGAATACACTGATGGCGCAATAGAAGAGACTGGGGAGATTCATTTTCTTGCTTATGATGTACTGAAAACAAGAATCAATAGGCATTTAAATAGTGAACTAGGAATTAGGGCAACAATGGCATTAACCGGAAATCCTAAAAAGAACTGGACATATACAAATTTTTACCTTGCTTCAAAGAATGGAACATTACCTGATAATGTTAAATTTATCCAAAGCCTTTATAAAGACAATCCATATACAGTTATTGAATATGGCAAACAACTTGAAGGGATAAAAGACAAATCAACAAAAGAGAGATTAATGTTTGGCAATTGGGATTATGAGGATGATCCGGCTGTGATGATCGAATATGAGATGATTAACAATATGTTTTCAAATACTTATGTTCCCAAGGGCCGCACAAAGATAGTGGCTGACATTGCCCGATATGGATCTGACAGAGCAATCATAACAGCATGGGAAGGATTAAGATTAGTGGAGTTCATAATATTTAACATATCATCAACAGTTGACATAAAAAATGCGATTAACGCAATAAGAGTAAGGAATAAGGTTCAGCTTTCAGATATCATTTGTGATGAAGATGGAATCGGAGGAGGTATCGTAGATGAGTTAGGATGTACAGGGTTTGTTAATAATTCGTCACCCAACAACCCAAACTATCAGAATCTGAAATCAGAATGTGGGTATAAATTAGCAGAATTAGCGGATCAGATATATATTGCTTGCGAGTTACCTGATACGGAAATAGAAATGATCAGACAAGAATTAGGGATGCTAAAAACATACGATGCGGATAAAGATGGTAAGTTAAGAATCATGCCAAAGGAGAAGATTAAAGAAAATATCGGTCGTTCGCCTGACTGGTTGGATGTATTTATTATGCGAATGTATTATGAAGTAAAACCGGAAAGAATATCACACCAGCAATGGCGAGGATAAAGAATATAGAATATCTCACGTTAAAGGATATGGCAAATGATCTGGAGACATATTCCGGAATTGCCGACGGTCTTATTCAATTGCCTTGCCCTTATAGGTTAACGATAAGATTCTTGTCATATAGGGTTCCTGAAATAATGGAAGAGATGGCAAAAAATATATGCTATGGTCAACGGTTATTTCTGGCACGTGAAGAAGAAAATGATATAGATTTAATAACAAGAATGATAAGTGGTTACTACTATCCTGCTGCCACGAATGAAAAATGGGATGAAGAAAAAGCATTGTTATTTAGAAATAAAGTTATAACTTGCAAAGCAAAAGAATTATATCCAGTCGCTATGCACTTCGTAACTCTTATAAATGAGATAGCAGAAAAGGAGAAAGTACTCCTGTATCGGGAACCTTCAAAGGTGGAGCTGGCTGCCGGTATTGAAAAGCTTAATGTCTTTTCAGAACTTAACTCCCTGGATTTCTTGCGTGACGCAATGAAGTGCACCGTGCCGGAAGTGCTGTTAACCCCTTATAACGAATGTCTTGTCCGGTTCATGAACGCTAAAGAGGTGGCGGACTATCAGGACAGATATTTCAAACTTGAAAGAGAACAGTATGAAGCTAAATCAAAATATAAGAAATGAAAGGGAATATGAGAAAGATTATAAAAGAATGGGATGGAATCCCTTGTCCTGCACCAACAGGAATAATTAAAGTTTTAGAAACCTTTACTGCTTTAGAAATACAGCAGCTTAAAGAAATACTGGAACATTGGAATGATTCCCTTGGAGTGTTAATTGTAGATAAGAAATGAACGCACTAATTCACAATATAGAAGCGCTATTAATAAATTCCGGCTGTACGTTGGTGTTTAACGAGACGGATAACCTCTCAAACATAAGAACAGATGAAAGCATTCCGGCAGATATAATCGGTCTCGTTGTGCAGCCTAATGAGATGATTTTTCAGGTCAAATCAAACAATATAACAGAATGTCCTATCTTTACAGTCGAAATACTTCAACAGGTCAGACCAGAAGACCTGGCTTATCATAATGAGGTAGTATTAGAGAATCTTCTTAAGACTTGCAAAACATTTATTTATAAAGCAATTGAATCAGGAATATTTCATAAGATAGGAGAGGTCACACTTTCAAAGGTTTTAGAGTCAAAATATGATGCTAATGTGATAGGATGGTCGATTCCGATTAACTGGATTCTGATTAAGAATGATGAACATTGTTTACCAATTACAAGCCCCCCGATGTATGAATAATTTATTTAACCTTATAATATTTAATTAATTAAAAACCTAAAGCTATGAAAGAAATAATGGTTGTTTATGTACCAATGGCAAAAGTAAAAAATATCGGGCAAGAGTTTTTTACTGGAGATATTACTGAGCTGAAAGATAATTTTATAATCCTTATTGTTGAAGAGGATGGAAGGGAAAAAGTTGAAGTTGAAGTTAAATATAGAAATAATACTTAATTGAATGGAAGTAATAATAACGAAAATTACATGGTCTGAGAATTGGAATATTCCAATTAAAACAGAAGAAGTAAAGGAATTAACAGAATATGAAATGGTTGAATTAGGCATAATAGAATGATAGGAATTGATCTTAAGCCGGAGCTCCAAGAACTGATTGATAACATAGCTAAAAAGAATATGTATTCAGGCAACAAGATTTCTGACAGCATAATGAAGATGTTTGAGATTGAAGTCCGGGCCGATGGAGCAGGAATATTAGTTCCATACTGGTTAGGAGTTTTGCAGCGAGGTAGAGGGCCACGAAAGAGTACTAAAAATTATAATCTTTGGCAAATCATATACAAGTGGATGCAGAGGCGTAATATGTTTCGTTCCGGCACGGCAAAAGGTAAGATTAATGAAGCAAAATATGTGACCTGGTACATTAACAAGTACGGAAATAAACAATTCAGAAATAAAATATTTGTGGACATTTATGAGACAGAACGAAAAAAGACTATTGAGAAGATTGATAAAAAATTTGGTTCGGCAATTGAT